TCCTGGATATTTAACACCATTCTTTATTATTACGTGATTTTGTTGATTTTGATTAGGTACCCAAGTTATATAAAATCGCCCGTCTTTATTAGGATAGAACATAACCTCGGTATCTTTTATGCCGTTTTTCCATTGAAAGTTACCTTGAGTAACCATCGTATTATTTTTTAACTCATCATTATAATCTATCTGCTGATAAATTTTTGTTAAGTTAAATATAGATTGTTTTGATTCATCTCTGAACGCGTGCTGTTCTGTTCTTGGAAACTGACGGTAATATTCGTTTAAAGCGTCTGCATCGTCTTTTAAACCTTCAACTTCGTTTTCCCAATGATTTATAACGCCTTCTTCTATTATATCCCCGCGCGGACCAGAAGTTTCTTTTTTAGGTGTTTCAAATACAGGCCATCCGTACTCGTCTATAAATCCTTCATAATTCCATTCCATTGGTATAAACAACTTATACAAACCACTTTTTGTTTGGCCGTTCTTATTCCTAGCTGTTACATCAGAACTATCGTATAATTTTTTAAAGTTCTTTCCTCCTTTGTCTAAAGCATTTGATGTTGATCCCATCATGCACTTACCAATAATCAGGCTACCTAATCTTAAACACGTTTTAGTTACTCGCCAGTTATTAAGTATATTAGTAGGCTTTTCCCACTTGCCACTTTCGTCGTGGATTAATAATCTTAATTTTTCCCCATCGTACGAGTTGTCTCCCGTGTTTTTCCAGTCGACCGTGGTGTCAAGCCCGACGATTTCTTCTGGAGTCGCGTTCGATTCGAGTTTTCTTCTCGTAAATTTCGAGGCTGGTACTCTATACGCGAGTTCTGTTTTGGGGCGATCCATTCCGTCCTGGATTGGTTTAAAGAAGAATGGATAGTTAACCGATATTGGTACAACTTTGTCTGTAAACATCTTCTTTGCATCGGGTCCAGATTTGGACAATATACCAAATCGAGCATCCGAAGATATTGTTGCTTGGTTAACTGTTTCGCCGGAAGCCATAAAAGAAAATCCAGATCGCCTATTCTTAAGGTAGCACATACCGTAGCATCTGCTGTCTGCTTTGCAAGCCTCCCAGAATAAATAGAATAATCTGTTTGATTCCCTAAAGTCTGGTTGCCCAACATCAATCTTGGACCACTGCAGGTACATGTAGTGAGTACCAGTAATGTAAGTAGGCTTATCCTTGTTATAAAACCAAAACCCATTTTCACGCCTATTAAATTCTTCGTCAATATACCCATGCCATTTTTCTTTGAATGCGGTAGGATATTTTACCCAATCTGCTTCGCTTTTTATTTTGCTTAGCTCTTTTGGATATTCCGCGGCCTTCCACTTATTTTCGCCCTTAGCGGGCTTATCTTGTAATAGCGGTAATGCAATATGCACTCCGCTTATTAAATATATATCTCCTATTTTACCGGTCTTACTTATAACAACAACATCGTGCTCTTTATCGTAGCCGTATTCCCACTTTGCATAGCGATTTTTTTTCTTAACTGCTTGAGGTCTTATATAGTTTTTAACTATACTATATAAATTTTGTTCGTAAGCCATTACTTGGATCTCCCTTCTGCAAAGCCTTTAAAAGTGGGTTTATCCGAAACCCTCGTGGCTTCTTCAATCATGCCCTCTTCTTCTTGTATCCTGTTTAATATTTCAAAGGCGTCTAATATACAAAGCTTTTTAGTAGCGGCAGCATTTTTAAGTCTGTCAGCTGATATATCTTCTTCTGAGTCAACGATCTTTTCCTCTGCTACCTTTACTAATTCTTTAATTGCTTTGCGCCCAGCGGCTATTATACTCCTCTTCGTTTCTATCGAATTCATACTTTATAACAATATCATTTGATTTCATACAATACATAATTTGATTATCTATAACAAATTCCCATTCGCTATTAGGTGTAAACCCTATTATGTCTCCTGGATTGATTCCGGCGCTCTCTAAGGAGCTATTACCTATTTTTAGTATACCAATAAGATCAGCTGTCTTTTTGCTGCTTAAAACGTCTTTATTTTTGACCGGTGCGACAAAACATCTATCGCCAAATGATTTCCAAGTTTTATTTCTTTTGTACAAATATACTTGATCGATGCTGCAAAAAAATAAACCATCTTTTAAAAACGATCTACTGTTCTTTTTGATTCCTTTCATATCATAGAACACTCTAAACACGTTATGATGTATTACGATCAAATCACCTTTCTTGATTGGTGTTGCGAAAGCAGCAGGTGTTTCAACTACCTCTGCAATATTATTAACGTGTTTAAAACTTTCTATAGAGCTATTTGTTATCAGGGTGTGCTCTCCAACCTGTATCTCATTATCATATCTTTTGCCAACTGGCTTTATGATAAAATCATATATACTCCGCATTAATATTCTAAGTCATACTCAACGGATATTGCCATGTTAGAATTGAATTTCTTCCACGGCATTACCTCGTCTTGCTTTTTTATAAATATATTATAAGAATTATCAGACTCTTCGAATATTATATGAGAAATTTCGTGGCCGCCGTAAACTGTCTGTTTAACAGAGTAATGCATAGCTTCGTTTTTATAGTCAGCCCCGATACTAATTTTTCTTATAACACTTCCCATAACCTTATACTTTAACTTCTTCGTAAGTCCCGTCAGCAAGGTTTATATTAACCGGCCCGTAGTTGGCTTCAATATCCTTTTTAACCTGATCCATATCTTTTTCAAGCATATTAACCTGAAAAATAGCTTTAGCTTTTTGCACTTCTAGTACACCAATATTAGCTAAATATGATTGTAATTCAGTTTGAAGGTCGGTTACTTTTTTTAATTCGTCTTTGGTAATTGTTTTTGGAGCTGTCTCCATCTTTTTTACTTTACTCATTTTGATTTAATTTAATTATTAATTGTTTATATAAGTATACCTATTTTAGGCATTTTCTTTTGGCTTGAAGGGTGTGCGATATATATTTTATTATCTTTACCCTTAAATTTTCCTTTGTATCCTTTTGGTATATTACCGTAAGTTGCTTTAGTAGCTACAGAGCTTCTGTTAACACCTTTAGCTTTTTTTGTTTTTCCTTTTGGCGACTTCTGAGAAGCTGATCCCCCAAAGTTTACTACATTACCATATCTTTGTGCTACTTTGTCTGCAGCAGAGCCAGGCTTAACATCTACCCGCCGGAAGCAATCGACATTACTCTATCTATAGCTCTCATAGTTAAATTTATCTTATATATTATATATTCACCTGTAATTTTAAAAAACTTGTTTTTATGGGTTTAATAACTGGTTTATATCTGCGTTAGGATCTGGATTAATACCATTTTGCAATAAAATCTGAATCCATTCTGCTTCGTTTAAATAATAATCAACTTCATCCCAGTAAGTATCCATACATTGATCCGTATTGATAGCGCCATAAGCTTTTATATTATCTCTTGTATTATCCCAGCATATAAACCAGGTCTCTTGTGTGGGGTAACAAATGTTTGTACTCATTAAATTTTCTTTTAACATAATTTTATTTTTTATATACCGCCGCCATCAACTATAGTCCAACCATAGGTACTTATTAATGTGGTTCTTGCTGCTTCTGCTGCACCACCTAGTGTGTATTGTGAATTACCAAAATTAACACTAACCACATTAGTTATACTTTGTGCCGCCCATCCTATTAACGTGGCATCATAATTTGCCGTTGATATACCGCTATTTAAAAATAAATTTGTCGCATTTGTAATACTTGTAATATCCCAATTAGCTAAACTCTGGTCAAATGCAATTGTATCTCTTAACATATTTGATATGTTAGTAGCATTACTCATGTCCCAACCTTCTATTGAGTGGTTAAATACTTCTGCATCAAAAAGCATATTATCTGCTCTAATAAAGCTACTTGTGTCCCAACTTGAAATGTTTTGATTAAATAATTTTGCTGCTCTAAACATATTCTCTGGTCTTTTGATATTACTTGTATCCCAATTTGCAAAACTTGAATTACCAACCATTACAAAGCAATTTCTAAACATACTACTTGCATTAACAATAACACTTAAATCTGGTGTATCTGTAGCGGTTACATCCATAACATTACAACCATTAAACGCACCTGATAAACCACCAGCTGACCAAGTACCAATACCCCAATTTTTAATTTCTAAAAGTTTTAATCTGTCGCCGCCATTGTTAAAAAATATTTTACATTGATTTGTAGGTGTTACTGCAATCTCATAAGTACCGGCAGCTGAGTATGTGTGTGTTGTTGAGCCGCTTTGCCCTGTGTCTGTAACTCCGTCTCCCCACTCTACATCATAATCGCCTGTCCAAGGCAACGTAAATTGATCGTTATTTGATGTACCAGCATTGTCTGTTTTTACTAATATAATAAAACGCTCATCAGCAGGTACACCTCCGCCTAAGCGTAGGTTAACCATCGGGATACCTATTTTACGTGAGTTTCTTATTGCCATTTTTTTTATTTAAAATATACTGTAGTAGCTATTAATAGCATCTGATACTTCATCTGCTGTAAAAGTATTT